TCTGTTATTAAGGTTTTAATTGCTTTTTCGTCAGTTTCTTTAACTAAGCTTTTTGCAAAAGGTTTTAATTTTTCAATATCCGTTTTTTTAAAAATTTGTCTTAGCATAACCAATATTTCGTCAGAGTTTTTTGACTTTGCAATACTTTTAAATACGTTCTTCCCTCCACCAATTGGAGCTAAATCGGCTGTAATCATCCCCGCTGTAAATAATGGAGCGATAGCTAAAGACATCCCCTGTACAGTAGATTCATTAAATCCAGCTTTTGCCGCCAATTCTTTTGATATTTTTTCTGCATCTTTTGTCTGCAATAAAACTCCCTTTACTGGTTCTTCACCAAAAATAAATTTTTCAAATTTTGTTTCTGGCTTATATATTGCTTCTTTACCAAGTATATCGGCAACTGGTTGCAATCCCACCGAAGTCAATGCTCTTTGTGGAGCACGCAAAATAGCTTTCCCAAATTCGCCAACAGTAGAAATAACTTTTTTTGTTGTAGAAACAACTTCCCTGGCAACATCTCTCGCTCTTACTTCTTCTGTCGGTTCAAAAAATCTTTTGCTTAAATCTTGTTGCGGAGTAGAGGAAAATGTTTTGGGTTGCCCTAAATCTAATTTAAAATTAACATTAGGCCTTAATGGTTCCGCCAAGACCGTTTCTTTGTTTTCGGCAATAAATTTATCAAAATCAATTTTCGTTTTTTGCTTAATTGTAAATTTATCAAAATCAATCATACTTAAAAATTATCATTTAACCATTTTTCGGCTACTGGGGGAATCGTGCCATAAGTGTCTTCAAGCTCTTTTCTAATTTTCTTTTCCCCCAATGGTTTCCTAGCCTCTAAACCAACTATTAAATCAGCTTCGAATTTTTCTCTTTGCTTATCCAATGCCGTCTTTTCTGTTTGGTTATAATATTTATCTTTATTAAGCATCTGGTCTAATTTATCAGTCGGCACATTATATTTATCTTTCATTGTGTTCCATGCCGTTCCCCAGCTTCCTCCGTTCGCTAAATATTCTCTTTGTTTATCAAGGTCTTTTTTAAAGGCAACTTCTTCTTCATTCAACCCATCACTTTCATTAAGCCATTCATTGTAAGTCTTACCAGTTCCTTCTAGTCCTCCAGCCAGAAGCCATTCTCTATAAGAAGATGGTGCTGCCGTCCTCGGTGCTTTTACAAAATTAATCCAATCTTGATAAGAGCCGGTAAATCCGCCTTGTTTGGCGAACTCATATTCTTTTATATCGCTAGTCTTTTCCATCGCTTCTGGCTGTCTAGCGTAAGTCCTTCCGCCTGCTTGCATTATCTCATAACCCTGGCTAATTAATTGGTCTCTTAAAGCTGGTGTATTAACATATTGCCAATCACCCTCTAGCAACCTACCTGCGACAGCAGTTGCCTCCTCAATGGTGTCGGCATTATTGATTATATCTGCTATCGCTTTATCCTGTGTGTTTTGCAATGCAGTCAAGGCAATATTTCTGATAGCCTTTTCTTCAGCTTCTTGTTCCTCAATCTCTTTTTTGTCGGCTGCTACTTTAGCGGCTCGTTCTTCTGCTCTGTCTTTTTCTTCTTCGGAATATGCCTCAGAATCCCTAATAATAGCAAGATTTTCCAAAAGCAAATCCTTTTCTTCCTTTAATGCTCCGTATTTTTCTGATACTGCCCTATCAACTTTGTTTCTGGCATCCACTAAATCACCAGACAACATATCATGCTGTGCGGCTAAATTTAATACTTGATAGGCATTATCTCTTAACTGCTGTTCTATTGCTCTTGATTTTTCCGAAACTCTAGTAACCAGACCAGCTTTTGTTACTCCCTTGCCAACGACTGCCCCCATTTCCGATTCAACCAGCCCCTGCCTGTCTATTCCAAGCACCTCGGCTTGCCTGTTAAGAGCATTTATTTTGTTGGAAATTTCGCTTTTTTGAGATTCCAGGCCAAGCACGCCAAACTCATCTTCTTGAGTCCGCCTGTAAGCCCCCTCGCCTGTAAGCTGCCCCTGTATTTGCAATAACCTGTCAGAAAAAGATTGTGATTGCTCTTGTGTTGGCGACAAGTCTACATCAGTGGGGCTGTATCCGCTTCTAATATCAGTAATATCAGAAATAGCAGAACCGCCACTTGGCTTGAAAATGCTTGATTGTCCGTTTAAAATATTAGAATTAATAATATTACGGCTTTGAATGCCAGAAGCTCTATCATCGCCTGCAAATTTTGTTAAAACACTTGTGGTTGGATTATATGTTTCAAATTTGGGTGTAATCCTTAAACCGGTAGCAGGGTCAATAGGCAATCTTGGTTTTCCAGTTTGCATATCTAATGGCCTATTATTTTTAGTTGTTATTGGCATATATTTTTAAATTATATTTCAATTTGATAAACTTCGCCTGCACTACCAGCATTACCACTAGCACCACTAGCCCCGTCAGCTGCGTCTGTGCCGCCCGTACCACCATTATTACCACTCCCTGCTGCCCCTGCCGCTGCTTCTATTGTACCACTATCAGTTAATGAATTGTATATAAGACACACAACACCACCAGAACCGCCGCCGCCGCCAGCGCCTCCGCCACCACCACCACCGCCATCTCCTGTTGCTCCATCATCCCCATTGCCACCTTGTCCACCTGTGCCGCCAGCGCCACCATTAGCCCTTATTGTGCCTGTATTAATTATTGTTTTAGCGCAAATAAGAACAATACCACCTGAACTACCAGCGCCACCGCCACCGCCGCCACCGCCAGCGCCACCAGGGTTGGCACCGCCAGCAATAGAGCCCCCGGTTCCACCCGACCCCCCACCAGCACTTGAACTGCTTGCAAATTTTCCTGGAGTTGCATCATAAAAACATCTCATTAATATTAAATCAACAGGGCTTAAAGTGTCAGCGTTTGTGGCTGTAACCGCCCCTGCACTACCAGCCGCCCCAGCTGTATTTGTAGCCGCACCACCATCACCTTGTCCACCCTTACCACCTTTTCCTCCAGCACCAGCTATTGCCACTAAAGTGTTTGTTGCGGCTGTCCCTGCACTACCAGCACCACTAGCCGCACCTGGATTACCACCGGCTGTTCCTTCACTTCCAGCACCACCAGCCGCACTACCAATTAAAAATTTATCGGTTAAAGCAGCTCCGGCTGTTCCAGCGTTCCCGCCATCTCCGCTTGTATCACCGCTGGCGTGTCCGGCACCACCCCCATTGCCCCCATCATTGCCACTCCATTCTATTGTTCCATTGTTAGTTAAAGTTCCTTTAACAAATATACGATAGCCTGCTGTTGTTAATGTTTTTGTAGCATCCACCGTTAAATCATTATAATACATATCTGATGTCAATGTAGTATCACCAGAAATTGTAACATCACCATCCGAACCATCGCCTCCGTAAGCAAATATTGAAAGGGCATCCACTGTGTCCTGTGTTACATATTTGTTTGAACTTGAAGGAGTGCCAGAACCAACTAGGGCGTCTTTTTGATTAACTGTTGGCATATTTCCATGAGTATGCCTTTCTATTTTATCATTTAGATTTTCTAATGTTAATTCCAACATATTATTCTAATATTATAGCTTCTAATGTACTGTTTTGGTTTAGAATTACCTTAAATTGAATATTTTTAATATCGCTTATCGGTGGCATAGCTCCTTCTTGAAAGCCTACTGTACTTTCCACATAATGCTCTGTCCAGCCTCCATTTAAAGCTTCACGATAATAAACTTTTAAACTATCGCCACTTGCTAACGGTTGGCTAAGTTTAATTATCGGATTATTAAAATTATTTTCTTTTCCGTCATAACCAGCCTGATACCATTGACTTATAAAAAACGCTCTATCACTTGTATATCCAGTAGAACTCAAATCATCACACCCAAAAGCACTTCCATTTGCATCATGCCAAGATACAATTATATTAGAGCTTGAACCGCCCACTGCCACGCCACCGCCTAGCCACACCTTATCATTTACACCCGTTTCATTAGCTGAAATTATATGTTCAAAATTAACTGCTCCTGTTTTTATATTAATGCTATATAAACCTAAATTGCCTATTGCAGTATCACAACCAACTGGAAAATAAATTAAATCACCCACATTAAACGCCTGTCCAAATCTAACTAAATTTATGCTAGTTAAATCTAATAAAGATGTTGGGATGCCTCCTAAATAATTTACTGAATGCCCATTAGTTACATACCACCTCCCCTTTCTACCAGCACGAAAATAAGTTAAATTGTCAATAGTCAACATATCCCACACACCCTCCTCTGTTATTTTAAGCACTCTTTCAACTGCTGTAGAGCTTCTGTCCCAAACATAAATATCTGCTGATAAATAAGCATTGGCTAATGGCCCCCTATAACCGCCTATCAGCATTTTATCCTCTAGTTCTTCCATACAATGTATATTAAAATCAGCAGGTAGAGTAAGCTTTGCTTTGGTGATTGTAAAGCTTGCCTCAGTCGCTGGAACAAAAGTCGTATCTTCTTCAATTTTATCAATTACATTGTCTGCAGATATATATAAATAATCATCTTGAGCATGTATTGATGCTTTTCTGTCCGCACTACTTCTTGTTGTTAATTTACCAGCTCCCCAGTTGTCATTACTATCATCTGATATTTTATACCAACTAATAGTATCATTTTGAATAATACCAACATATCCTTTCCAAAATGTAATCCCATCAGCTCCAGTATTATCGTGTCCCGTTAACTCTGACCAAGTACCATTTGTTGCCCTCTTAAATACATAGTTATTATTTTCCCTAGTATATCCCCAAACCTCGCCTTCTGATGTTAATACAAACCACTCAATAAAGTCATCTACGGTTGTACTGCTTTCTTTTGTCAAAGCTTTATTTGGATATACTAGGCCTGGCTTATCTGTAATATTTAAGCCTCTAAATTCCTGAAAGCCCAACAAGGGTGATTTTGCTATTCCTGTTTGAAAATCTTTAATTATTATCATTTTACCGATTTAATATTTTCTTAGTTGTCATTTTTTTAGATATATCCCTTTCTTTATTGCCAAAATAGGCCATTATCATTTTTTCATCCTCTTTGACTAAAGTGGCATAATCATATCTTTGAGGCAATTTTTTATCTATCAAATAAGACAGGGAAGCTGCTCTGGCTAAATATCTAAAGTGGTCATATATTGGAGGAATGCCTGGAACTTTGCTGGCTTCAATAAAAGAATGTTCGCCCGAACCAGCATCGGAAGTATTGATAGCCGTGCCTCCTTGTGTTGATGCTATTGAAAATGTATCCGTGGCTACTGTTGCAACCACATAATAAAGAGTATCTATTGCTAAGCTTGCTGGCAAATCATCGCCAGTAGAATAAAAAATGACAGTATCATTTGCAGCCAATCCATGAGCTGTTGCAGTAACTACCGCAGGGCTGGCCTGTGATATGGTACATCTTGTATAAGTATATTTAGAAGATGCTCTGTTGCCATAAACCAGCAAAGAATTGGCTCTAGTATAATTAGGGTTAGGTCTGACATAAATATAGTCCCCATAGATGCAATAATAAGCAGGCACGCCAGAAGCTACACTGCTTACATAAAGATTATCAAAAGTTTCTGATAAGCCATCCATGTATTCTGGTATTAAATTAATCTGTTTTCCGTTGCTATCTAAAGCAATTACATCTATAATTTGTTGAATCTTGTTGGTGAAATCTCCCATTTTAAAGGTATTTGCACCGCTCGTTATACCCTGTGATTCAATAGGAGCTGCACTATAATTAGAATCGTCTAATAGGCGTTTCCCGGCTCCACGCCAGGCTAATTGAAAATACCTGTCTAAAGAAGCATTAAGTCTAGCCACTTTTTCCTGAAACGGGAACTTAGCATTGGTTGTGCCGCAAATCCTATCCATTTCATGGGCTATTGTATCTTTATTTATAAGGTCGTAAAATTTCATATAATTTATAATTAATAAAAATAATCACCAATGTGCATGACTGGTATGGTCGGGTCACACCATATATTAAAGCCCCCTGCTCTGGCCTTATCGCAAAAATAATAATCTTCTGCCTTGTCCATCTCTCCATTATCATTTAGGGTAAAAAAGAAATAGGGCTTTTCCAGCTTATCAAATACAGATATTTTAATTAACATGCACCCAGTCGGAGCATAAGAGCATTGAAATGGAAATGTCCTGCCTTGAATATCAATAAGCTTCATATTCTCATCTTTTACCATGCCTTGCTCTGGTAAAGACCTGCGGTTATAGCTGGCCGCTATAATATCCTTATCAGCCTCTAAAAGCCTTGAAAGCGTATCCCGTTCAAAAACAATGTCAGAATCAACAAAAAACAAATAATCTGCTTTCATGTCCTGCGCTATCTTAACCAAAGAATTGCGATTTTCATGCACTAAGCAATTCTCAGAAAACACTATTCTCATTTGATATGATTTATCTAATGTTAGCGAAAATAATGAACCTGCGGTTTTTGAGCAAATTGTCCTTTGGCATGGTACGCCAACGCATATTTTTGTCATAGGTTTATTTAAGCCCACTACGTTAAGTAATGGGCTTTTAAAGCCTATGCAACTGTAATATCAAATATTAAAGATTTGGTATTAGTCCAAGCCTTGAATTCCCAGTCAATACGACTGACAACTCCAATACCAGATAATGCTCCGTTTGAAGTCGCTGGTTCGTCAACAACAGTAATCGCACCATAAGTATCTTTTACAATACCTAAGTGAAAAATGTTTTTAACGCCTGCGAATAAATGGCCTGAGGTATGAAGATTCGACACATAATGGTCAACGCCCATGTATCTAAATCCTTCAATAGTACCATTCTTCAAAGCATTATCAGCAGTTGAAAAACCATTTGCCTGTACGAAAGCTTCTAAGATTTCAAAATCAGCTGAACGCCAGATAATGAAAGCTCCGTTGCGAGCCATCAGATTAGAACCATTAGCATCTCGGATTTTCTTCTTAACAGCACGAATAATGTCATCAACATTGGTAGCTGCTACTGTGATGTTTCCACCACCGCTGCCGCCAATATCGTCAACAGTCAAGTTAGTCCACATAGCGTGGTTGGCTAACATGTCTGTTTCCATATATTCATTAAGAAGTGTGCCTTGCAATTCGGCCATTTCCATCTGTCTTTCGTAAGTTTGCTGAGCTAAGTCTGCCCTATCAATGAACATAGGAAGAATCCTAGATTGATTAATAGTTACAGATTCGTCAGTGTTGGCAAAAGGCTGATAAGTATAAGCGGTATTTCGGGTGTGGGTCTGTACTGAAGGAACGGTTGACATATAAGGGTTATGAAGAACCCTTTTATTTGAAATATCAACTCGGCAAACCTCTTTCCAGTTTTGAGGGTAATCCAACCTCTCTTGTAACTTCACTGTCCAATCTTCCGCATATACAACAGTATTGACAACATCTACTGCCATAAAAACAATGTTTGATTAATAATTAGAATCAAGGACAGTTTATGTGATTATTGGACTTTTACTCGCCCAGAAATAGGATTAGAGCTAAAATGAGTGCCGCCTTTGGCTCTGATAATTTTAGCATTAACAACTTTCCTGCGGAGTTCCTGCTGTTCTAAAGGCGGCAATTCGCCTTTGTTAAGCCAGTAATCAACTTCATCTTTTCTTGACGTGGCCGCACGCTTGGAATTAGATGGAGTCGCTTTTTTAACAACCTGTTTTTCCCTTATCTCTTTTAATTTGCCTTTGACATAATCGTCATTGACAACATCTTTCAATTCATCGCCAGTCCTTTCCATTATTTTTTGAACAAACTCAAACTCCTCGTCAGTTTTAATCCCCTTAGTTTCCATATAAGCAAGCTGTCCATAATCAAACTCTCCTGATTGTTTTTCTTCTTTTTTATCTGGTGCTTCTTCTTTGGAATTTTCAGAATCATCAGCTTTTTTTTCAAGCTTTGTTTTTAATCGTTTGTTGATGCCCTGTTGTTCCAAATATTTAGCTTTCCAGTCAACATCATCCTTTTTTTCCTTAGACTCCTCGTCTTGGTTGATGTCTTTGTCATTTTCATCGCTCATAAAATGATAAATGAGTAATCACTTTTGCCAGGAGTGATAACCCGTAATTATTTTTTAAGAATAATAACTTTTCATTTTTTTGGAATGATAACCTATGTGAATTAGTCACCTACTTGGAAAACCTCAACTATTAGAGTGACGCCATCGCCACCAGATAAATTAGCTCCGCCCGGGATTCCTAATCCAGTTCGTATAAATGTCAACCTTGCGAATTCCAAACCGTTAATAACTACTGTTTCACCCTCATCTTCCTGCAAATCTACGCCAGTTCCAGCCGCAATAGTTATTGTAGAAGCAGCTGTTGTTGACGCATTATGCAAAATATATTCTCTTTTAGAGCCCGGTATTGAAGATAAAATATTGCCCATACTGCCAGTTGCCATTGTGGTAATTGTAAGATTCTCATAAGGCAATATCTGCAAATAACTAACTTCATCATCAATATCACCCTGAGTAAGCGTAATAGCATCATCAGTTGTAGTTGCCCAGATAGTTCCTCCATTGCTTATGCCACCATGAAAATTTACATGCTGGTAAACATCTGTGCCTGGAAAACCGCCAACAATTATCTCATCTCTATCATCTCTATCATCGCTTCCTGCATTTTGAGTTATTGTTGCGGGGCCGTTAAAATTATTAATGATTGTGTCAGCTAACGCGATACCGCCAACCATTAAAAAGGCAACTAAAGTTATGCCCGCAACAGTTTTAATTTTGCTCATACCTTTTTGATTACGTTTTTTCTTAGATTTTTTTTCTTTTTTCTCGACCTTTTTTTCTTTTTTTGGTTTAACGGCTTTTTCAAACTGTTTTTCAACAGTCTGTAATTTGTCCTGCAAAGAGAACAGTTTACCTCTTAACATATTAGTATGCTTCCAAAACCCTAAGAGTAACCTTGCCAGAGCTGGTTGCCTGAATAGGGCCTAGATATAAATTATCATAATCAATTTCATAAGTGCCGCCAGAAGCAGCCACTGGTATCGCATAGCTTGTAGAAGCTACTCTCGGCAGATATGCCGTAGTAGTCGCATCATCAAAAGCAAGATATGCAATGGTTGCCGATGTATTGGTTACAATTGCATATTTCCTGCTTGCTCTTTCTGGCACAAGCAAAGCGCCCACGCCTGCCTCAATGGTCTTGCTGGTTGTAGCTACTTGGCCTGTCCAAAAGCTATTAACATCAGCAAAGCCTAAAACTTCGGCCTTATTAGCGTTTATGTCTTTTAATATCACATAACTTCCGACCAAAGTTATCGTGATTATCAAAAGCAAAATTGGAGTTAAATACTTCATAAATATTTTAATTAATTAAATAGCTGGATTACCCTCTTTTTTTTCTTTTTTAGGCTTATCTTCGAAGGCTTTTAATTGCTGAAAGCCGTCTTCAATAAACATAATGCCGTCAACAGCCGCCCTAAGCTTCTGGCCTGCTTCCTCGTTATTGATGTGATAACGGTTTCCTTGCGGGTCAACTATTAAATTCAAGGCAAAATTAATATTGGTGTCTGCTTTTTCGCCTGGTTTCAATGTCCCGCTCTGATATACGCCATATAAAAACACTTTTTTAACCGCTTCCATCTGAACTTCATTCTTGATGAATTTTTGTATTTCTTTTTTTTCTCTGTCATTTAGAGCATCATCTATTTTCATAATTGTTGAGCAACTGGCTGTTTAACAGGCTGAACGGCTGGTTGAACGGCTGGTTGCATTAATTCATTAGGCTGGGGTGCAAAATCCGCTGGATTAAACATCATATCAACCCCAGAACTTTCTATTATTTGATTAAATAATTTAGCCATGCCCTTATTCTGCAATATCCTGCCTTCTGACTGTACAATAGCCGCCCAGACATTAGACAGCTTCTCTGCCATAAATGCTAGATTTTTCTGCTTGCCTGCTATGCTAATCTTTACATCAAACGGCAAACTCTTGAATTCTTTCTCTAATATAGAAATAAATTTCTTATTTCCGTTTTTAATAAAATTCATTTTAATTTCTTCTTCCAAATCTTCTTTTTCGCCTGGCAATATGGCTTTGCCCTGTAAAACTCTTTCTTTCAAGATATTATGAGCTTCATTCCTAGCTACTCTGTCGGATACTTCCTGCATCTCATCATAATCAAGCGCAATCATAAATTCATCGCCCTTCAAAATCTCTCTGGCAATATGCGGTAAAATCCAATCTCTGTATATTTCCTCTACAAATACTGATAATTTGCCCTGCCTGTATTTATGCAGGCTATGAGCTTCCTGAGTTACTAAAGCCTGTAATCTAAACGGTGTGCCTGACTTTGGCTCCTCTCCCATAATTGGGTTTTGAGCAGCTCCCATTTGCTGGGCATGTTCTTCCCATTCCATTACATTCTTTTCAAATAAGCCAATATTTCTGGGCGTAGTGTCCATAACCTCTATATCCGTGCCATCGGCAATATCCAATATTTCTTCGTTATCTAAATCCTTAATCTTCTGCCTTTTAGCAAAAGTCGGGTCAGTAGTCTTATAAAGAATCTTAGCGGCTGCATCCAGCATTCCCTTAACTCTAATCTGGTCATAATTAATCCAGATTTGAGGCTGAAATAATTCCTCTGCTCCGCCAAAGCCCAATGCACGCCCATAAACCTCGTCTCTAAGAAGCAATTTAAACGGGCTTTCTTTTTCCTCTTTCCTGAATAAAGTAACTCCCCTATGATTTCCCTTTTCATCGTTATAAATAGCGACTATCTGAATTTGTGAAGCATAGTTTTCATCTCCATCATCCATTTCATCCTTCAAATAACGGGTAGGCAAATTGCCATGCACCTCGTAAATCTCAATATATTTTCCTGGTATATTAGCCTGTTCTTTCCCCATTTGGCCGACATTCTTATGCTGTTCCGCTAAATCAATAGCATCTTCTATTGAATGGGTAGCTCCATTGCTTTCTTCTCCCCAGCCAACCTTGCCCATTTCTTCTAACTGGTCGGGAGAAAAATAATGTCTGATACTTAGCGGCCCGCTAAGTATATCGGTCTGGTCGCAAAAAGCCACGCTTTGTAAAGGCACTACTTCTGGCCTGGCATTATCAATCTGCTTGACTAAAACTCCGCCAAAATCAACATAGCTTTCCACTAATTCGTCTATAAAAGTGTCCATGCCCTGTTCTCTTGCCCAGCGGTCATGGAACTTCTTGACTAAAAAGGATTTATAAAAGTTTCTATGGTCATCAACGTAAATGTCTATATCCTTAACATCAAATCCCTCTGCCCTGTATTGAAGGTTTAAAATAGGGCGGATAATGTTCTTAAACGGCCTGTTATTATCATTCCCCTGTGTATATTGGGAGTTTTTATACATCACCGTCTTATAAATATGCTCTTTCATTGACCAATCATAATTATCAGCCACAGGGATTGGCATTTTATAATTGGTTTCTTCCTGAGTTATAAAATCAAAAATTGTATTTGGTAATTTATCCATAAAAAAGACACTAATAATTACTTATCAGTGCCTTCAAATATGCCAAGAGCCGTTCAGAAACTTAGCAGTCTTTAAAGACACTGCAAAGCAATGAACGGCCTTTATAATTTGTTAACCTTCTAATAAAAGACTTAAATTCTTAGCAAATACTATTCTGTTAACATCCAAAGTATATTTGCCTAAAAAACGCCTAATTTGAACTATTGGCATTATCTTTTCCGCCTTTTTCTTTCCACACTCTATTTGTAAAACGCCATGAGTTTTGGCTGGGATTATGCCAAATTTCTTAATTGCACTTAACATAGACGAGCCCTCAGCCTTATATTTTCTGCCATTAGCATGTAATATTAGTTTATATTTTTTCATAAATAATTCATATAACTCTCTTGCTCGCATTCTTTCGTATTATCTGCTGGCCTTAAAACATGTAAGAGAGCTTTATCTAATTTACTTTGATTAAGTTTAAAATGCTCTATTAAGCGGCCAATCTCAAATTCTGGCCGTTCAAGCAGTCTTTCATATTCTATTATATGACTTTTAACTTTTGACATATTTTCCTCTGTTTTTTTAAATACTTCTTCGCCATTAATCATCCACCTGTTCTTGACCATGCTTTTTAATGTGTCTTCCTTGTTTCTCCTCACCCAGATAATATCTGGATTGGCTGTATTGATTACATCATCAATAATCTCGGCTGCGCTGGGAGCTTTCCATCCCCACCTTATAAATCCTGGAATTTCCATTTTAGAATATCGGTCTATTAATCGCTTATATTCAGTTTCCCATTGCTCCTTAGTTGCTTCGCCTGTTATTAGCCCGTGGTCAGCCATCCCCCATTGTATATCCTCAAAAAAGCCTGTGGGGTTAGTCTTATTACGCTTAATGAACATATCGCCCAAATACACCCCTAAATAAAACATAATTCCCGCTACTACCGAAGTTCCCGAACGTGGACAGCCTGTTATTAAAATTGGTTTATTCATAATAACTTATACCTACTTTACAATGACCAACCTTTATAGCCGGGTCGCAATGTATTTTATATCCCGCCTTATTAAGTCTTTTACAAAAAGATATATCCTCGCCTAATAATTGCCCATTATATTTCATTGGATTAAATGGATTTTTATCCAATTTTACTCGTTTGCTTATACCAATAAAACCTAATCCGCAAGCATCTATTCTGGTTAAGCGAGTACCATTATATTCTTCTCCATATACTGCTTTTGTACCATCAGCTAATACATAAACTCCAGAAATAATATCTTTACTCTCTAAGTGAAATTCTATCTTCTCAACATCTCCGGGAGTAAACACCATATCAGAATCCACCATTAAACAATCTTGATTCTGCTCTTGTATATAATCCCAAACTCTGTTCCTATTCTCATAAATTACTGCACTTTGCTTGGCATAATAGTCATATTTAGGCGGTAATTGAAGAATGGATTTAACAAAATCCCAGGGCGCAAAGTAATTATTTGGTATAACTGTAGCAATTATCATAAAGCTGGATTTACTTTGGGCTGTGTTGGATTAAAACTTGGCATACTTTCCACAAGCTCTCTATTGCGGATTACGGGAGTTAAACTTAATATCGCATATCTAATGGCATCTAAGGCATGGTCATTGCCTGGCTCTGGCGTATGCCCTCGTATAACACCGTCATCATCAGTCTGCCAAAGATAGCTTCTGTATTCCTTTAAAAGATTAATGCTTCTATGAGTTACGCTTATTCTTTGGTCTTGCACCTGGCCGATGCTCCAGGTTAAAAAACTTCTTGTAGAGCCAAACCTTTCCTGCTTCTTTTTGGCTCCGACTATATTTATCCCATACAGCTTAATCTCATCTATGCTTTTAGGCTCTGCACTGTCTGCTACTGTTATTGCTTTTTTTTCAAAATTCTTGATTATATTGGCTATATCCCTGTTATGCAGCCCTTTCTGATAGATAATTTCATCTACAATATATCCGCCATTATAATAATATAGAGCTATTAAAGCTGTGGGGTCATTGGAATATCCAAAATCAAGTCCATATCTTTCTAGTCTTGCTTCATGCGGTATCTCTTGAATTATCCGCCAGCCAGTATAAATTCTTCCCTCAATTTCCCCTAATTGGCCTAAACCATATACTTTCCACCAATTCTTATTGCCCTTATGGCTTTCTATATCATCAATTATATTCTGGTCTAAAACATCTATGCAATCCTTGTAGGTCAATGTAATAAAATCATGGTCAACCCTATCTTTAATTTCTGTATAATACCAAAATTCAAATGTCGGGTTCCAGTCTGCCCATACTATATCCTTAGTCCTGACCTTTAACTGGTCAAATATCTCATAATCTATATTATTAGCTTCATTTACAAATAACACATCCCTTCTCGGCCCTCTTGACTTCCCAATCTTATCAACTGACATGAACTTAATAACGCTGCCAGTTTTAAAAGAATACTGATGTTTGCTTTCGTTCCATTCATTGTCATCCCAGTAATTATGCTCCATCATTATTTCTTTAAAGTCTTTTATTGCTCCATTTTCCAAATGCGGATAACTTTCACTTACTACATCTATTTTCTTATCCTTATTAATCTGAGCATAATCTATTAGTATCATTAAAATAGAATATGTTTTTGAAGCGCTTGTGCCTCCGCAGACACACCTTAATCTTTTTTTAAGTTTTAAAAGTTTTTCAGTTGCCTGTGTGCGAGATGCCATACTTTTTTCTATTATAAACTCCTTTCGGCATATTTAATCTTTTTTTGCGTCATTTAAACTGTCGCCACCTAATAGCGGCTTATATTTAATATTGCCCTTTACTTTAATTTCTCTTGCTACTTCTTTCAATGCTACTTGGAATGCTTTGTCAACTTTTTCTTTAGCATCTAAAATATCTATATCTTTATCTAAACTATTTTCACTTATTAATAATGCCTTTTTAATTAACCTTTTTTTTTGTTCCTCTAAACCATAGCCTAATCGCCCATGTCTTTGTCTTTTTTTCCATAATTGTTCACCTTTTTGAATAACCATTATTTATATAATTTCTATTGTTTAATATTAGCTAAACTATTTATTTAAGCCATTAAGATAAAGATTCTTAAATTCTTCAAATGTGCCTTTCCATTTAAATTCTTTTTCAAAATTTAGTTCTTTTCCTTTAAGGTTTGGTGTTTTACTTTTTCTTGATTTTCTTTCCATTCAATTAAAAAAGCCCAAGATACCAAAAATCTTAGGCTTTCGTTATA